CATCTGCTACGTCTTATTCTGAGTTAATGGCTTATAAACAACAACATCAATCAAAACGTGCAGAAATTGAAAAACAAGAATTGCAATTGCAAATTGTTGAAAATGAATTACAAACACGTGAGTCTGAATTAGAAACAACATTAGAACGACAAGAATCATTTAAATCAAATGAATCGGCAATTACACATAACGAGGTTATCGATTCTAAAATTGAAACACATAAATCTTCAATCGAAGAAATTGCAGGTTTAATAAAAGATATTACAGAAACGATTCGTAGTAAACACGGTTTAATTGAGGTTGCTAAAACAAATAAATCTACTGCAATTACACAACTAGATAAATATAAGAAGTTAGAAACTGAATATAAAGCATATGAATATTATCTGTCAACTATTAAACGTGACGGCGTACCATATGAAATAATTTCAAAAGCTATTCCTAAAATTGAAACTGAAATTAACAATGTGCTTAATCAAGTTGTAGATTTTAATATGGTTTTACAAAGTGATGGTAAGAATATTAACGGATATATTATTTATGACGAAGATAATTTTTGGCCATTAGAATTAACATCTGGTATGGAAAGATTTATATCTTCATTAGCAATTCGAATTGCATTGATTAATGTATCGGCGTTACCGCGTCCTAATTTTATTGCAATTGACGAAGGTTGGGGAAGTTTAGATGCAGAGCATATTTCTGCAGTAGTTAATTTATTTGATTATTTCAGAACTAAATTTGATTTCTCAATCATAATTAGTCACGTGGATAGTATGCGTGATATGGTAGACAATTTAATTGAAGTTAATAAAATAAACGGATTCAGCCAGATTTCTCATTCTTGATATTTATATAAAAAGAATATCAATGAATGAAACGCAAAGAAGCAGTATATAAAGGGTTAGAATTTATAGATGTTTATTATGAAGATTTATCATTAACATCGCCTGAATATTTCCAAATTACTGAGTTTCCATTACGTTTAACTGGCGGGAAAAATTTATTTAAATTAAAAGGTCATCCCACAAATTTAAAAGTAGGTGGTTATTTAAATTTGGAAATATTAGATTTCAATGGAGATCCAATATATCATGAAATCGTTGATTATTTAGATGAAGATAAGTCACGCGTAATTGCAATTTATATTTACCCAGATTCATCGCCAGGTGAATGCACAATAACATTATTAGCAGAAGCATCAAAAGTAAATGGTTTGCCTATACCAACACAATGGCAAGGCAGACCAAATATTCGTTGGAAACGATCTGTACCGGTTAATCCAACTATATCAAATAATTCAGAAATTATATTTGAACAATTACCGGTAATTACTATACAAGAACAAGTAGCCGCTCATTTAAATAGAGCATATTCTGGCAGTCAACAATTTCCAACATATTCGTCTGGGACAGTAAGATATTTTTCTGCGAATGGTTCACCGGCAATAGAATTAACCGGAGGATTGTTTAATTCAGACATGAAAAATGGCACATTAACTGTTAATACGCCAACGAATGCAACTCCTATACCGAATTATACGCCTGGTAATACATCTTATATATCTACTATTAAAAAGATATTAACACCTACTACTGCGTTGTTAGATACTGAGTATATAGTTTATAGCAGCCAAAGTATTTCAACACATACATATAATTCATTTGATAATTCATCATATTCTATTTCATATGAATCTACTCCAATTTATTCTGAAACAGAAAATTCTGAGTCATATGCATTAGTAGAAATTAAAGGATTGCAACCAGCAACGGGTGATGTTTCTCGTATTAAAATGTTTATGAATAATAACGGTACCGTTGGTACATGGGAACCAATTATAAATGTTGAGTTAGATGAAACAGAAATATTTGTAATTAATACTGGTTCATTATTCCCAGATAAATCTATTGGATTAATTGATTCTCAATCAGTAATTAATACATATTGGGAAGCCCATACATACTTAGGTAAAAGCGAAACGACTCCACCCACATTAACATACTCAAATACAGATTTAGATAATTCTATAGTTGTAACGAGTACTACGAATATATCAAATTTATATGATGTACATACAGTACAAGTTAAATCTTCATATGCTGGATTATTTTTAGAAAATTCATCATATAAAGTAACATTTGATGTTATAGGTACAAGAAGTAGTTATAGTTCAAATCAAAATCCGGTATTAAGTGTGTATTTATCGGGTAGTGCATTTAATTATGATTCCACTGACCCATATAACAGAGAATTACCTACTGTTATAGGAAAACGAATTGGTAGGATTGAAATAACATCAGATTCAAAACGATTAGATGACCATGTTTTTAGTTTCGATGCAGATGCAACAGGGACGGGTACATTGATATTTGTTATAGAATCTGGAGATTGGAAATTTTCAGATATACGAACTACTACAGATAATGATGCTGGATATACACCAAATTATACTAGGTTAAAAGCTCTCGTACCAACTGCACATAAGATAGAAAACCAATTAACATTTAAAATAGAATATTACAATGTTGCTGGTGTAAAAAGCAAACAAATAAATTACATATACAATTTAAATTGGGAAGGTGGTAACCGTTACATTGATGGAAATTATTCAATGCTTACCGGTTCATTGTATGTAGCAGATAGTTTAAATAGCGGTGTTGCAATCAGTGGATATCCAAAATCAGGATTTATTAGATCATTAGGATATGAAGGATTTAACGCAGGGTTTCCTGGATTCTTATTGTGGTCTGGGTCTGCTATGCCAGCATCATCTACTACATATCAAGGTGTTGGATTAGAATTATATGCAAATTCAAACAATTATTTTAGATTCAGAACAATACCATCGGAATTAGAAGTTAAAACTCAAACATTCTTTTTAGGTTCTACATCTCCATCAAACTTTATAAGTGGTAGTAATGGTAATTTAGAAATTTCATCAAGCAATTTCCATTTAACAGCTAACGGCACGGTATCGGCAAGTAATATTGATATATCCGGTGTATCTGCAGCATCTGTTATTTTAAATAAAGCAATAATATTAACCGCAGCAAATTCTTCTAGTTATCTACAAGTTGTAAATGATTCAGGTGTTTGTAATACTGTAAATTATATACCGGCATATTATAAATTATATTTAAACGGGGCTTTAGGTGGCGAAGTTACTCAAAAAATTATCATATCATGTTCATTTGTAACATATGTACCCGGCGGATCATGTGATAATTATAAGTTAGGAATTGCTGATATTATATTTCCTACTTCTAGCAACGGTACTGCAACATGTATTATCGAAGTACAATCTCCTGATGTATACTTTAGGGATGATGTAGGTAATTTAGCAAATTCAGGCTTATATAGATACGAAGAAGAACCTGCTTAAAATTAAAGGAAACTATGTCTATAGGACTTATATTAGCACCAACCGGATCTGTATTACAATTTGCAGATGGTATATTATCGATTCCTCAGATTGCAGGATCGCCGGAAATATTTATAAAAAAATTCGAGTCTGGCATTACATTAGGAAATACCGGATCTGTTATAGTCCCGGCAGGTGCAACCGTTGATATATTAGACGGAGGCGTATTAAGTAATTCAGGAGTACAAAAAAATGTATATACTCAAATATCAACTAATACACTAACAACATCTAGTTTAACAACTTCAAGAGAATTCGCAAATACCGGTAGTTTTTTATTAATATATGGTCCAAACGATCATAAATTGATAGTTGGTGGCGGTTTAAACAATTACGTAATACGATATCAAAAACGAGATAATAGTTCAACTAATATAATGGTTAGTGGATCTGCAATCGGTTCTGCAACTTGGGTGAATGGTCAACGTGCAATATCTAGCTCAGATGCATATGCATCAATCGAATTAATTGGTACAAGTGCAGGCTGGCGTATCGTATCAATGTATGGAACTTGGGCGTAATAATATTTATATAAAAATAAAACTAAAGAAGTATAATGGATAAAATAACAGTACTTTTCCCGGGTGGGTTTAAACCTATAACCGGAGCACATATGGCATTAGCAGAACGGTATGCATCATTACCAGAAGTAGAACGAGTTATCATGTTAATTGGACCGAAAGAGCGAGACGGTATTACGCGTGAGAAGAGTGCAGAAATATTCAATTTAATTAATTCTAATAATAAAATAGAAATAAGTCCTACTGAATTTAATTCTCCAATAATGGCTGCATATGAATATCTATTTGCATTGCCGTCAGATGCAACGGGTCGTTTTGCTATGGCAGCTTCAACTAAAGGAGATGATTATGTTCGTGCGAAAGATTTTATTCCAAATGTAGATAAATATAAAACAGTTGGAGATAAAAAAGGCAGAACAATTCCACAAAGTGTTGATGCTACCGAATTAAGTGTTAATGTAGATCCATTAATATCAACATCTGGCGAACCTATATCAGCAACAACACTACGCAATGCAATTGCTACAAATGACTATAAAACATTTCAGTTAGGTTATCCTAATCTAGATGATGATGTTATACAAAATATATGGCAAATACTCAGAGGACAACAAGAATCTGCATATTCAGTTAATTGGTGGAAAAAAATGTTTGAAGGTGCGATGGGTACTAAAAACAAAGACCAACATGACGCAAAAATAAAAAAACTAAGACATTTTTTAAATTCACATGAAGGTAAAAGTTTTCAATATGATTTTGATGAATTTGCTAAAACTGTATTCGGCGCTCATATAAATGAATCTGTTTCAAAACCTAAAACATTGTTAACAGAAGGAGGGGCAGGAGGTCATATGAACCATCCATATGATGCCCATGGATTAACATTTGGTGATATGAAAGAAATTGTTTCTAGAGCATTAGGTGGTTATTTGGATATTGAAGAAGCAGTAACTGAGAAAACAGATGGTCAGAACATACAAGTAACTTGGAAGAATGGACAAATAGGATTTGCTCGTAATAAAGGTACTGTTGTTAATCCAATGACAACTGCCGAGCTTCAAGCAAAATTTGATAATCGCGGACCGGTCTCTGAAGCATTTGGAAATGCTGGAGAAGATTTGCAAGAAGCTTTTGCACGAATTCCACAAGATACTCTTAATGAAATATTTAAGAATGGTCGAGTATTCGCTAACATGGAAATTATTTATCCAGCAACTAAAAATGTTATTGCGTATGAAGCTGCGGTATTACAATTTCATAATTTAGTAGAATATGATGAAGCTGGTAATATTGTAGAAACAAATGCATCGGGCGGAGGATTGGTACAAAAAATCATACAAGAAGCTAATGCGCATTTACAAAAAACATTTAAAATAATTCCTCCGCAAAAAATTAAATTAGGTAGATTAGAAGATTTCGAAGATCAACAAGCAGCATTTTTTGCAGAAATTGATCAACTTAGAAATCGTTATAATTTAAAAGATACCGATCTTGTTACTGAATATCATAAGGCATGGTGGGGTGATGTTATAAGAACAAAAGCTCAAGAATTAGGATATCAAATATCAGATGCTGTATTAACAACATTGATATATCGTTGGGCATTTAATGATAAATCAACTAGTATTGCAGTACTTAAAAAACAAATTGATAATCCTAACTTCTTAACATGGGTAACTGAATTTGATAAACAAGACTTTAAACGTTATCAAAAACAAAACATGGAACCATTTGAATCTATATTTTTAAGATTAGGTGCTGTGGTTTTAAAAAATGCTGAAAACTTCCTAGCAGTTAATCCTAGTAAAGCAGTTCAAGAAATCAAAATGGAATTAGCTCAATTAATTAGAGAATTAGAACAAACTTCAGATATTAAAGTATTAGACAAATTAAAGGTAGAATTAGGGCGTATACAACGTCTGGGTGGATTTGAAGCAATTGTACCATCTGAAGGAATTGTATTCACATACAAAGGGGATACATATAAATTAACCGGTGCGTTTGCTCCTGTTAATCAAATTTTAGGAGTATTAAAATATTCACGCTGATATTTATTATAAAATAGGAAAAATGTAATGGCTGAAAAACATAAAAGCAAATATAAAGCCCCAAAAGATTTAGAAAAATCACAAAAACCAAAAGCTCGTAAAGATCTTAAAGATTATACAGAAGATGATAAAAAAGGAGCATTGAATCCTAACTCTACTGGTGAGAAACAAAGCAACGTACTTAGAAAGACAGATAAGGAAGTTGTGGATACTGGAGATATATTTGTTAAGTATAATGCAGACGATCGCCTTTATAAAGATTTAGAAGATGGAGAATATGATCCGAAGCATGCTGCTAAAGTTTTGAAAAAACGTCAAGATGCGGACGAAAAAGATAATGAAAAAAATATCAAAGATAAAATTGAAAATTTAACACGCGAGCAACATGAGCGTTTAGTTAGAGAATATATTCGTCGAAAAATTGTTAAAGTATTAAACGAAGCAGAAGGCGATGAAGAAGCAGAAGACACTGCAGATGCACCAGCTCCGGATGCAGCAACACCAACTGATGTTCCGACTGATGTTCCAACAGATACCGCAGCAACAGATACTTCTGCGGCTCCCGCACCTGCAGCTGATGTTCCGACAGATACAGCAACACCACCTCCAGCAGCCCCTGCTACACCAACTGATATACCCGCACCAGCACCAACTGATACGCCTGCACCAGCACCAACAGATGCAGCACCAGAAGATGCCGAAACAAGACAAGCTCTAGCTATAGAAAAGTTTGTTAAACATCTTAAAGACGAAGGTGGTAATATTGCACGTGTTAAATCTATTGCAAAAGTATTAAATACGGTATTTAAAGATGTTGAACCTGAAGATCAACAAAATTTTTATAAAATGCTAAAAACATTTGCAATTAAAAAACTAACAATGAGTCAACCAACACAAAATAAATAAATTATTTAATAAGTTATGTCTAAAAAGTTACAAAACATTAAAGCTATTCAACAAATGTTGGATGGTACACATAAATTCCAGACTAAAAAAACAGTTGGATTTAGTGATGCTGGTGCAACAGCAAAGAAAAATGAACGTCATGAAGTAGGCGATGTTTGGGAAGAAACGGACTCTGTTACTGGTATTACATATGTAATAGAGCAACGAGAAGGCTTCCGTATCAAAAAAACAAAGAATACTGATATAATGCAAGAAGTTCGTGACGAATTATCCGCATTCCCGAATTGCCGAAAAGAAACATGCACATGTGCGGGTAAACATCATTTAGATAAAAAAATGAGAAAAATTCATGGAATGTGTTTTGATTGTGTGATTGAAATGGAACATGAATTAAAAAAATCAGGAGAGTATGATCAATATGAACAAAACAAAGTTCGTGAAAATGCTTTAGCCTGGTTAGCATCAGCAGAACGTGATGTTGCATTACTTCGTGAAACATATACACAAGCAGCTGATTTCGTATCTAATGGCGATGGTGCCACAGAAACGTGGACAGCAAAAATGTCTCCAGAAGAATTTGATCAAACAATACAAGAACAATTCAATAAATTTAAAGAAAACTTTTTAAAAAAACTAAACGAGGAAACACCTGATGAAAAAGACGCTTAATACAATTTACGCATTTATTGCTGGTATAGTAACAGTTATTATAACATTTATACTATTTAAAAACAAAAAAACAAAAACTGATGTTGCAAAGACAGATGTGAAAATTGCAGTTAATAATCAAAAAATTGAAGATACAGATACTAAAATTGCAGATGTTGTTAAACAAAAAGAACAAGTTGTTGAGGAAATAAAAACTCAAGAACAAGTTGTTGTTGAGTTGCAACAAGCAAAAGAAGAATTAAAAGTTCAGCCAAAAGAAACAGTAACTGAAGCTAAACAAAATATTATTAAAAAAACTAAACGTGGTAGAAAGCCAAAAAAATAATATGAAACGTTTATTAATTATATTATTCATGTCTCCGGTATTTGCATTTGCGCAAGTCCCGGATACTTGTTTTACAACGGAAGAGATTGAAGATATCTCATTCACATTAGATTCATTATATGCAGCAGATTCTATTAATAATCTATTAATAAAAGAACAAACACATTTAATCGAATATAAAACTCAGTTAAATAAACTAGATTCATTACACATACAGTATCAAAATAAAAAAATCGAATTTCTTGAAGATAACATTAAATTATATGTAGAGCGAGAAAAATACTTAAAACCAAAATGGTATGATAATAAAGTTATATATTTTAGTGGAGGTATTTTAACTGCGATATTAACAAGCAAATTGATTGTAGAAGTAGTAAAATAATATGTCACAAACAAACATAAAGCAAATTATACAGCAACAGTACATGCAATGTGCTAAAGACCCTGTATTCTTTATGCGTAATTATTGTTATATCCAACATCCTAAGCGCGGCAAGATTAAATTTAATTTATTTCCATTCCAGGAAACATCATTAACAGAGTTACGAGATAATCGTTATAACGTTATATTAAAGTCTAGACAGTTAGGTATATCAACATTATCAGCAGGATTTGCTTTATGGAGCATGTTATTTAAAGAAGATTTTAACGTACTTGTTATCGCAACAACACAAGAAGTAGCAAAAAACTTAGTTACTAAAGTTCGTGTCATGCATGATAACTTACCAAGTTGGCTAAAAGGTAATATTGAAGCAGATAATAAATTATCATTAAAATTTAAAAATGGTTCACAAATTAAAGCAGTATCATCATCTACAACCGGTGCTCGTTCAGAAGCGTTATCATTGTTAATAGTAGATGAGGCTGCCTTTATTCGAAACATTGAAGAAATATGGATTGCATCACAAGCAACATTATCGACAGGGGGTGCCGCAATTGTATTATCAACTCCAAACGGGGTAGGTAACTGGTTTCATCAAACATGGGCAGATGCTGAAGCTGATATAAATGGATTCCATACAATTAAATTGCATTGGACAGTGCATCCAGAACGAGATCAATCATGGCGAGATGATCAAACAAAATTATTAGGCGAACGTGGTGCAGCTCAGGAATGTGACTGTGACTTTGTTAGTTCAGGTCACACTGTAGTAGACGGTCCATTATTATTAGAATATGAAACTAGATGTGAAGAGCCTATAGAAAAACGAGGTTTTGATCATGGATATTGGATTTGGGAATATCCAGACTATGCTCGAGATTATATGGTTGTGGCTGACGTTGCTCGAGGTGATGGAGGTGACTTTTCTGCTTTCCACGTATTCGATGTACAAGATGTTAGGCAGGTTGCAGAATATAAAGGCAAGATACCACCGAATGATTTTGGTAACATGTTAGTAACCGTAGCATCAGAATGGAATAATGCATTGCTAGCAATTGAGAATGCAAACATTGGTTGGGCTGCAATTCAGCCTGTATTAGATAGAGGTTATCCAAATCTACATTATACATATAAAGATGATGGTTATACTGATGCAGATGTACAATTGAAAAAAGGTTATGATATGAAAGATAAGAGCCAAATGGTTCCCGGCGTATCAACAACATCACGTACAAGACCATTAATGATATCTGCATTAGAAATGTATATGCGTGAAAAAACACCTATAATACGCAGTAAACGATTGATACAAGAGCTATTGGTATTCGTATGGTTAAATGGTAAAGCTCAAGCACAGCAAGGATATAATGATGATTTAGTAATGTCATTTGCCATTTCATTGTGGTTACGTGACACTGCATTAAAATTACGTCAGCAAGGAATTGATTTAAACAAACGAGCATTATCACAATTCCAAAAAACAAATCCGGTTATATACACAGGAAAAGTTGGTTCACAAGATGCTGGATGGAATTGGAATCCAGGGGATGGCGACCAAAGTTTAACCTGGTTGATATAAAAAATACCCACTGTTCTATACATGGTTATATTTATATTAAAAAGAAAATATGGCGTCATTAAGAAAACGTTTACAAAACTTATTTAGTACCAACGTAATTGTTAGAGCATACGGAAAAGATCAACTCCGTGTAATTGATACAAACCGTTTACAAGGTGTTGGTAATTTAGGTCAAAGCAAAGTTGCAGACAGATATACCAGATTGCATGGTGCAAATAAACATCGCGTTGGAGGTATGGGTGGATATGATTCTAATTATTACATGCATCAGAATCGTATGCAATTATATGCAGATTATGAAATGATGGATAAAGATCCTATTATATCTTCCGCATTAGATATATATTCAGATGAATCTACATTAGCAGATCAGTTCGGCGATATATTGACAATTCGTGCAAATAGTACTCAAATTCAAAAAATTCTTTACAATTTATTTTATGATGTATTGAACATAGATTTTAATTTATGGACATGGATTCGTAACATGACCAAATATGGAGATTTCTTTTTAAAACTGGATATTGCTGAGAATATTGGCGTATTGAATGCTCGTCCGTTTTCTAGTTATGAAATTGAACGTTGGGAAGAATATAAAGATGCTACCGGTGAATATGAAATTAAATTTAAAAATGTAGCGTCTGAACAATCAGAATATGCAGTATTTGAAATTGCTCACTTCCGTATGTTATCTGATTCTAATTTCTTACCATATGGTAGATCTATGTTAGAAGGAGCTCGTAAAGAATTTCAAAAATTAATGATGATGGAAGATGCGATGTTAATTCATCGTATAATGAGAGCACCAGAAAAACGT